CTACAGCGACTCGGTGACCATCGACCAGCTTCGCCATGCGTTCCGGTCGGGCGGCAAGATGTCCGAGCAGCGCGTGCCGTTCTCGGTGCGCGAGGAACTGCGCGGCGCGGCGGAAGATTGGTGGTTCGAGCGGCTGGAGACCAGCATTGCGAACCAACTGGCTGGCTACGCAGACCAGACCGACGTGCGCTACACCGGCATGGTTGCGGCGACCGAGCCTTCGACTGCGACGGGGATTACCCGCATCGTTGTCGGCGGCGGGCACACTGCCGAATCGTCCCTGTCTGCCACGACTACGCACGCCATCAAGCTGTCCGATCTGGACAAGGCTGCGGCCATCGCAAAGACTCAGACGCCCCGCATTCGTCCGATTCGCGTCGATGGCAAGGAGCTGTTCGTGTGCTTCCTGCACCCGTATCAGATTCTGCAACTGCGGCAAGATGCCTCGACCGCTGGCAACTTCTTTGACGTTCAGAAGGCTCAACTGACCGGCGGGAAGATCAGCGACAACCCCATCATCACCGGGGGCGAGTTCATCTACAACGGGACCATCGTTTACGAGTGGCCCTACCTGCCTGTCGTCAAGAGCACCGTTAGCTCGTCCACGTCGTACCGTCGTGGCGTGTTCTGCGGAGCGCAGGCGCTTGCGATTGCGGTGGGCATGGACAACTCGGCAACGAAGATGTCCTGGGTCGAGGAACGCTTCGACTACCAGAACCAACTCGGCGTCTCTGCCGGCATGATCTTTGGCGCGAAAAAGACTCGGTTTAATTCGAGCGACTACGCGACCATCGTCATGTCTGGCTACGCGCCCGCGCCCTAAGGAGACCTAAACATGGCTGCAAGGACTCTGACTTACACGCTCGGCATGTCTGGCCCGATTCGTGAGAATCACGTGGGCGTCAACACCATCACCTTTGACTGCAACTCGGGTGCTACCAAGTTCGGAACGGTCTCGGATATGTTCCTGCTCGGCAAGATTCCGAACGGTGCGGTCGTTACGGGTGGCGGTATCACCTTCGGCACGCAGGGCAGCGCGGCAAGCACGTTCACGCTGCTTCTGCTCTCTGACGAGGGTTCCGGCACGTTCAGCACGTATGCGACCCTGCGTGCTGCCGGTGGCTCGATCACGGCCAATGCGTCTACGGTGCAGTCGTACAGCATCGTCGGCCCGGTGACCAAGGTGAGCTATTCGGATGACCGCGCGGTGCAGAACGCCGTCCTGGCGCTCAATTGCACGGTCGGACCTTCGGAGACTGCCTCGTTCAGCTTCCAAGGGTTCATTAACTACATCACCGATGGTCGCAGCACGACCTAATCGTTGATGAGCGTCATTCAACAGACGCTGGAGCGCGCCCTAGACCTCCACAAGCAGGGGGACTACGGGCGCGCCTCCCATCTCTATAACTGCATCCTGAACCTTTCCCCGTTTCACGAGGGGACGCTTTATCTACTGTCGGACTTGTATCTTCGGCAGGAATACTCCGGGCTGGCGATCAACCTGCTGACAAACCTGCTCGACCGCAATCCCAAGAACGCGCAGGCGTGGTGCAACCTGGGTGTTGCGTTCCGCAAAGAGGACCGCTACGACGAGGCAATCAAGGCTTGGGAGCGCGCACTCGCCATCGAGGGCGACACGTCCGAAGTGTGCAGCAACATGGCAACACTCTACAGCGACCGGGCAAAGCCTGAAATCGCGCTTAAATGGCTGCGGCGCTCGTTAAAGTGCGATAGCACGAACGTACACGCGCACTGGTCGATGGCGCTGGCGCTGCTGACGAAGCGGCAATGGGCCGAAGGGTGGGACAAGTACGAGTATCGGCAACAGCTACCGCATTGGGATAAGCGCGATTCGATCAAAGCGCCGTGGTGGGATTTCCAGCCGACCGACCATCTTTACATCCACGGCGAGCAGGGCGTGGGCGACGAGATCATGTTTCTGTCGTGCGTGCCTGACATCCTCCCGCTTGCCAAGCAAATCACCATCGAACTTAACCCGCGCGTGTGCGAGATCGTGCGCCAGACGTGGCCGCAGATTCGCGTGGTGTCGGAGCCTGACGGCGAGACGTACAGCGCAAAGATCGCCATCGGAAGCCTTGCGGCACGTCTGCGGCGCTCGGAGGATGCCTTTCCCGGCACTGAGTATCTGCGCCCCGATCCGAAGCTTGTCGAGCACTACCGGGCGCGTCTGGAGGCGCTAGGGCCGCGTCCGTGGGTGGCGCTGGCGTGGCACGGCGGCACCAAGCAGACGCGCGTGCGGGACCGCTCGCTGTCGCTGGATGACCTGAAATCGCTACAGGAGCGGTTTACGTGTGTGTCTGCGCAGTACGAGCACACGAATCCGGTTCTTGCAGAACAGCGCGAGGCGGCGGGGCTGGTGCGGCTGGACAACCAGTGTATCGGTGAGGATTTGGCCGCACAGGCGGCGCTGTTTAAGGCCGTTGATTACGTCGTGACGGTTCAGCAGACGGCGGTTCATGTGGCTGGCGCGGTGGGCGCGCAGACGTTTGCGTTGATTGGACCATATCCGCATTGGCGTTACGGACTGACCGGAGATATGCCGTGGTATCGGTCGGTGAAACTTTGCCGAGCCATTCACGGATGGCAGGAACAGATTACCTACGTGGAGCGTTGCATTGCTAATCAGCAAGGAATATGCCGAGATCAACCGGCGCATGCACGAGCGGCCTGAATACGGCGTGATGGGGCAGACCTACGCTCACATCGTGAGCGGGCTTGCGAACCAGTACCGCACGGCGTCGATCCTAGACTATGGCTGCGGGAAGCGCACGCTCGAAAAGGCGCTCGGGTTCCCGATCTGGAACTACGACCCGGCAATTGACGGCTTGGACGACACGCCCGCCCCGCGTGACATCGTGGCGTGTACGGACGTGCTTGAGCACATCGAGCCAGAATGCTTGGACGCCGTGCTGGACGACATGCGCCGTTGCACGCTGCGGGTGATGATGTCAGCGATAACGGTTGTGCCTGCAAAGAAACTGCTGCCGGATGGAACGAATCCACACAAGATTTGCGAGCCGTGGGAATGGTGGCACGAGCGCCTTAGCAAGCGGTGGCGGCTCACCAATTTTTTAGACATGACGAAGCGTTTCGTCTGGATCGGTACGCCGGTATGAACGTCGTGTTTTTCGCCGTGGGCCAGGAGCACGCCGAAATGGCGGAGCTTGCGGCATCGGCCTTGCGCGCGACTAATCCGGAGGCTGTGGCATACGTGCTGACGGACACGACGACTACGTTTCGCACGCTGCAACCTGTGCGCGGATACGTGTCGCCGCAGACGATGATTTACGACCGGACGATTGCGCAGTACCAGTTCCTCTTGCAGCACCGCGAGGCGCTGTTTCTCGATTCGGATTGCGTCGTGCGGCGCGATCTTTCGGGCGTGTTCGATGGTTCGATCTGCGTCACGGATCGCATCCCGCCAAAAGCCGTGCCGGACCAGATTTACAACGGGGGCGTCCTCTACGGGCGCGGGCATGGTGGCGTGGCGTTCTGGCTCCATTGGTGCCAACTGTACTGGCACATTCAGCGCGACGCCTGGGCGTGGTATGGCGACCAGTTGCTTCTCGCGCACATGGCGAAAACGTACCCGGTCACGGTGTATTCGGGGCAGACGCACAACTATGTCCCGAGCGGGCCGGATGACGAGACGGACGCTTACATCGTCCACTTCAAGGGGCCGAAGCGTAAGGCGTGGATGGTGGATTACGTGCAACGGATGATGCGTGAACAGGTGGCAGCATGAGACGGCGGCAGATCAACATCCTGCGCATGCAGGAAGCCGAGCAACAGCGAATGGAGGTGATCCGAGGTGAAAGCCAAGAAACCGATGCCGAGGCCGGGCAAGGGCGGCAAGAAGTGCTGGTCGATGTAGATGGGGCGAAGGTTTGCCCCAAGTGCGGAAAGCACCTCGGACGTGGCGCGCATTTCCACGTCCGGGCGTGCAAGGGGTAGCACATGGCTATTGCGACGTACAGCGACTTAAAGACCGCAATCTACGCCTGGGTCGATGCTGCCTCTGGCGATTTCAGCGGCACGACGATAGACGACCTCATCCTGCTCGCGCACCAGCGGATTAACCGTGAGGTGCGCTGCCGGGAGATGGAAGCGTCGATTAGCGCGACGATTAGCGGTGGTGTCGTTCCGTTGCCTGCCGGATTCATCGACCTGAAATATGCGTATCTGTCAAACGACCAGCCGCACCAGTACCTCACCAAGCGCACGGCGGATTTTATCCATCGGCGCTACCCGCACCGGCAAGCGGCGGGCGAGCCTCGCTACGTTGCGCGCGAGTTCTCCGAACTGATATTCGGCCCGTATCCGGATGCTGGCGAGACGTACATCATGAGCGGCGCGTACTGGAAGCGGCAAACGCTGACCGCGACGGCGACATTTAACGAGGTGTTCCGAGCGCATCCGGACCTGTACCTAGCGGCGAGCATTGCGGAGGCGATACCGTTCCTCGGGCAAGACTCGCGGCTGGCCGTTTGGGAGCCGAAGTACCAGCAGATCAAAAACGATCTGATGATGGAGGTCAACAACGAAGGCTACGAGGGAAGCGAGGTGGACTTCTGATGTACCCGCTGCAAGTGTTCATCGGCTACGACCCACGCGAAGCAGTTGCCTTCCACGTCTGCGCAAACTCGATCATTCGGCATGCGAGCGTGCCGGTGTCGATCACGCCGCTGGCGCTGAATACGCTGCCGTTCTACGGAGAGCAGCACACAGACGGGACGAACGCATTCATTTATTCGCGCTTCCTCGTCCCGTACCTGTGCGGTTTCCAAGGCAAGGCGCTGTTCGTGGACGGCGATATGATCTTCAAGGACGACGTTGCGACGCTGTTTGCGCTGCTGCGTTCGGACATGGATGTTGCCGTTTGCAAACACGACTACAAGACCAAGTATCCGATCAAGTATTTTGGCAACGTCAATGCCGATTACCCACGGAAGAATTGGAGCAGCGTCGTACTGTGGAACTGCGGCCATAGCGCGCACCAGGTGCTCACGCCGGAATTCGTAGCGGACAAGCCCGGATCGTACCTGCATCGGTTCTCGTGGGTGAAGGACGAGCGAATACAGGCGTTGCCGTTGGAGTGGAACTGGCTCGTTGACGAGTACGACCACAACGACGAAGCAAAGAATCTGCACTTCACGATTGCGATCCCTGCTGTGACGGCTTATGAGGATTGCGACCACTCGGCGGAATGGTGGGACGAGTACCACAAGACTATTCACGTGGACGACGTGCGATGAGACTGGCCCTTGTGCTTGTAATACTGTTGACCGGCTGCGCGACGGACTTTCAATCTATCCGGTGGGTAATTGGCACGCGAGATGAAATACAAGCGGCATGTGGCGGCTCATTTCGTGAGCCTGTGCTTGGATGTGCCAAGCATGTCGGGGAAATGTGCGCCGTTTACACAGTAGATTCGACCGATGACGCAAAACTTGAGCGCATTCTAGGGCACGAAGTAAGGCATTGTTTTTTTGGCAGGTTTCACGACTGATGGCAAAAATAACAATCCCGCTGATTGGCAGCATGATTGAGGCAGACGTTACGCATTCGTACTCGTCAAAAGCGAGTATGCGCGGGCAGAATTTTCGTAATTGCATATTCCGATACTCGCAAAACGCCATCAGCGGCGGGTCAAAAATAGAGGTCCGTCCTTTGACGGCATTTGGTCAATACTGGAGGACAGGGCCGAGTCCCGCTGCTCTTGGTTCCGCATTGATGCAGTGGACGGGAAAGGGAGATGGAGACAATGTTGTGTCGGCGTTTGGCGCAACAAACTCCACGATTTACGAAGATGGGACTAGCCGTGGTTCTATCACAGGGAAAGTAATATGGTTTTCGGAGACGATGGTTACGACAACAGCCACGTTTCTTGCGTTGGCAGATAATGGGCGCGCTTGGTATTACCCTGACGGTGGAGCACTGACAGAAATAACGGATACGGACTTTCCGACAAAGCAGACGCCGGCGCTTACGCCGACCGGGAACTTTGTACACATGGACGGTTATGCGTTCATCGCTTGCACGAATGGTCAGATTTGGAATTCTGACCTAAACAGCGTTAGTGGATGGACTGCTAACAACTATGTTTCCGCTGCTGGCAAGCCAGATGGATTAATTGGATTAGCCAAAAAAGGCGACTACATATACGCATTTGGCACATTGTCATGTGATGTTTATTACAACGCGGGCAATGCAACCGGCTCGCCGCTTAGTCCAGTAAAAGGCGCGTCATTTTCAATCGGCGCACTAAATCAATATTGCATTCTTCCTTTTCGGGATAGCGTGGT